TATGGTTTGTTTAACGAAGAAAGAAATGCAATTTACGGTATTCGCAACAAGACTCTATCGAGTATGAATTATCTCGATGTTCTTGATGAAGAAGACCCTCGATGGATTGATGTTTCCGGTGAATCTATGGAAGATATTCTTGTCGAACATACGGCAGAATACCTTGCAGATATGATTGAATTGGATTCTTACCATGACTTGATTTCTCAACAACAAGGTTTGCGCCTTGTCGTCACTGATGGAATTGTCACAAGTATGAATCTAACACCTAATGAGCGAAGTGGTAATAGAGTAATTTGGGTTGAACCTGTGGATGCTAATTACGGCTTTGATGAAGACGATATTCCTGAATCAACTCCGATTTGGGTTCCTTCTCATGTTGATATTAACTTTGGAGTTGGTTCCGATGTTATTATTGTTGGTCGAACAAACCAAACGCAAAAGAAGGGTGATGATGGAATGCCTATTGACGGTGAATATAATCCTGTGACAATTAACTTGTATGGAGTTTATGCCCGAAGTGCAACAGGTGTTGTCGTTGAAGAAGTTGCAGAAGGCGAATCAATGGAGTTTTGGTGATTTAAATGAATTACAAGAAAGCAGGATTGATTACAAGCGTGGCCTCGATTTTACTGAGTATCGGTCTTTATGCCGCATACGATGAAAACTTGGGTATTTTCGTTGGTCTGTGGGCTTCAACATTGTTGTTGCTCTCGGACAAGATTGAAGATATGCTTTGATTTAACTTCCGTGTAAATGTTGGCGGCTGAATGACATTCGGATAGGTGCGAAGCCTATACTTTAAAAGGTGAAAAGATGATAATTAAAATGAATGAAATACTACTAGACCTCGAAGAGGTAGAAACAATAGAATGGAAAGAAGACGATAACGAATACGATAGATACAGTGTTCGTTTTCACATGAAAAGCGGTAAAATGTTCACACGCTTAGTGCATGAAAAACAACTAAAAATATTAAGTGAACAATTTAAGGAGGAAGAATGATGAGTTTGAAAGGAAAAGGAAAGGCGAGTAATCTCGTAAGTAAAGCAAAAGAAGAAGATACCAAGAGTGCATTCGCAAGTGCAAAGGCTAAGGCTTTTAATCAGCGAAAGCGTTTGATGGAAAATGAATCAGCATATATGCTGTGTGGAATTAGTGGCGACCCCGGAACTGGAAAGACCGGATTAGCAATTGATTGCAGAACTGATGAAGAAAAAGAAACCCATTGGGTTTTTATTCTTGATTTCGATGAAGGTGCAGAACCTACATGGAGGCAACATTGGTCGAGTGATGATAAAGTGTTTATCTACAATCCCCATGTGTATAAAGAAGATATGACTGTAGATTATTTGGCTACTGCTGATATGGCTCGTTTCTTTATGGGAATGGTTAAGGAAGCAATTGAGACAAAGAAAATTGAATACGGTGAAGAGACTATTGAAGTTGAAGGCGTTAAAGCAATTGTTTTCGATGGACTTGATACTTGGCTCGATACTACAAATATGATTGCTAGACTAAATCACATTAAGGGTAAGGACCCAAGAGCGGCTGATAAAGTCAAGATGGTTCCTACCCAATGGTATGCAAGAACAGAAGAATACAAGCGATTGTTTAAGGCCGCTTGTCAACTTCAATGTCATAAGTTTTTCATCACGCATATGAAAGAAGTGCATGATGGGTTTGAAGTGGTTGGACAAAAGCCAGATTGGGAAAAGTCTACTACCGCAAAGTTATTTCAACACATTCACACATACCGTGAAGAAAGAAATAACACTACAAAGTTACACGCTAAGGTTCTCAAGTCAAAGACCAACGCAGACAATGAGGGGCAATCCTTCTTATTGTTTGAAAACGAAAAAGGTAATGTTACTTGGAATGGTTTAGTGCCAATCAAAGAAAACAACCTTTGAGTGTAATGGTTTTTGAAATAGGGGTGCTGTTATGTTATGTTATATTATGGAGGAATTTAAATGGAATTTAGAATGAATGGAAAAGAATTGAAAGAAGCAATAAATATTTGTAGACTACGAGGTAAATACAACGAGGGCATGGGTAATAAAACCAGCGTACTATGTGATGATTTATACATCGAGGTAGAAGATGGAATGGTGTATATACAAAATGCCAATAACTTTACTTATGTAGTTTATAGACATACAGATGTAGAGGCAGTTAACGGAATGGTTAACTTGTCCGGTTCTATACTTGAGAAGTATCTAACAGATACCGATTTAGTATTTAAGAGCGACGAGGGAAAAATTGAACTAGCAACAGAATACAGTGTTGTGACTTTACCTGTTTTGGGTAGACACTCTGAACTTCATGTTATCTACCGACTAAAGGATAAGTTGAGAAACTTAACTCGCAGGTCAATTAAGAAGATGGTGAAGGAAGGGCAGGAAATATTCGTGACTGAAAATTTAGCACTTAATACAATGCTTGATGTTGAGTCGGATGAACTTACAGATGCCATGTCACTTGCTGAAAAGGTAGGTAATTCAATTTACAAGATTGATTGGGATGGAGATAAACTCCTTGTTAGTTCTACCAAGAACAATGAAAGTGTTTATACGGAGGTCTTTGTTTCCGGGGGTTCAGATAGAAAGGCCACTGTTGAAATATCTTTACCGATAAGCAAACTTGTAAGTAAGGAAGAAAATGTTATCATACTTTATGATGATGAAAAGCCTGTTGTTTTTGCTAATCAACAGGTGACGGTGCTTCGTGCTCCGAGGTTGGGTGCTTAAAATGAAAGAACTTGTAGATACAGTAAATCAATTAAATGAGAGAATACAAGAACTATTACAAAGCAAGAACATGGATGAAGCACAATTTCTAAGAATGTATGCTAAGAGTAAGTCTGTTCAAATTGCATTCGCTATGGGTAGTCGAAGCATGGCTACGGTAATGGCACAAAATGTATTGGAGTATTTGACAAAACCTGAAGAGAAAGAGGAAGAAGAATGAGTAAATACGAAGAACAAGTAATTAATAAGATTCGTGAAAGGGCCGAAGTGGGTAAGAATAAATACGGTGTGACAATGGAACGCACTGATTTAAACACACTTGAATGGCTCGTTCATCTACAAGAAGAACTAATGGATGCGGCTGTATATGTTGAGCGTCTATTAAATGATTTGAAGAGATTCGAGTTAGAACAAAAGTATGGTCCCGATTTCGTTGACTTGATGGAGGACTTGTAATGTTAATTCATATTAATGGTTATATAGATACCGAAGAGGGTTGGACAGACCCTAAATATCTGCGAGAGCATTTAGAATATCTGTTCATGGAATACCTTCAAGGAGAAGGAATAAGTTTTAAAATTGAAGAATGGAAAGTGATTGAAAGTGATAATAGACACAATGGGGAGTAATATACATCTACGATGGAGAGAAGACGGGGAAAGAAAGGAAGAAACAGTAAAGGACTACAAACCTTATTTCTTTATTTCCGGTGCATCTCATTGGCATAAATCTCAAATGGTTGTTAAGAACTATGGGAAGAAAAGAGCAATACCTGTTGAAATAGATATGTTCGGAAAATGGAAAAGCCTACACGGTAAGAGTTTGAAGAAAATTACTTACCATAACCCTAAAGACCGATGGACTCTAATGAGTGAATTTCATAAGCAGGGTATTGCTACCTATCAAGCAGATGTTGATATTAAACGCCTTTATGCTGTTGACCGAATGACTGAGATTAAAGAATACGAACACCGTAAATGGTATTTTGATATTGAATCTCAAGTCGGAGGAATACATGATGGTAAAACAACAGTGCTAAGTATCTATGATTCCTTTACTAAAAAGAACACAGTAATGACTTGGTTTCCAAAAGAGGCACATGTGGATTACAAAGATGTAAAATTTTCCAGCCTTGATTATGTGCAGGTATATAGAAATGAAACAGCAATGTTTTATGCGTTTATTGAAATGATGCAGGAACAAGACCCTGATATGATTATCGGATGGTATATTCTCGGTTATGATATTCCTCAAATAATTAAGC